CTCGTGCCGATGACGAACTGGTAACGAAGTTGGCCGCCGTGCTGAAGACGCCTGCCGGCGAGGATCTGGTTCGCTGGGTGATGAAGCAGGCGGAGGCTGTTCGGTGAGCCATGACGAGATCGTTCGCACCGTCGCCGTCGTGGCGGCAGTTGCTCTGCTCGCTGCGCCGTACCGGCAGCAGCTCGCTCAGTACGCCGCTCAGGCCGCCGAAGCCGCCAAGCAGCACGGTGCAACCATCGGCCGCATCGCAGCCGCCGCACTGATCCTCGTGGCGGCGTGGGGAAAGATCCCGCTGCCGTCGTTGCCGTCTGCCCCAGCTATCCCGGCCGTCACGATTGACACGCCGTCATCTGCAATGCAGTCCACCGTGCGCCCGATTGCCGACGTGCTGAAGGCCGCCCCCGTGGGCGACAGGATGCTGTGGGCGAATCTCTGGAGCAAGGCCGCCACCGTCGTGGCTGGCGACGAGCTCGGCACGGAAGTGGTGATCACTGACACGCGTGCTCTGCGGATGTTTACCACGCTGGCACTCGACATCGGCTGGCGTCGCATCGGCGACCACAAGCCGGGCACGTATGCCGGGCTGCGGCAGGCCGTCGAGAAGGCCATGAGCGACACGCTCGGCATGGAAGCCAAACCAATCGACGCCGAGACGCGAGCCAAGGTGGTCGAACTGTATCGCGGCATCGCATGGGCCGGCATGGCTGGAGGGTGCCCAGAGTGAGTACCTCGGCGGCCTGGTCGGCGTGTACGCCGATCCTGCTGCCTCTGAGCGGCTCACGCAGTACCTGCTGACGCAGGGCCAAGCACCTGACGGCGGAACCACATGCCGACGCTACGGGCTCGTGGGCACCGGTGCCGGCAAACTGTGGGCACCGTTTGAGATTATGCAGCGGGTGTTTCCGGACTGCCTGCCGGCGTCTGCTCAGACACGTGGCGACTGCGTAGCGCACTCGACGCGGACGGCCTGCCTCGGCACGCTCGCCTGCGAGATCGCCGCTGGCAAGCCCGACGAAGTCACTGGCCTCGTCGAAGGTGCCCCCGATTTGTCCGACGATGCCCGGCGTGACGGCGTTCTGAGCACCGAGGCGATCTACTGGTTTCGCGGGCACGGCGGCGACGGGTGGAGCTGCGACCACGCGGCCGAGGTGGTGCTGAAAGAATCCGGGTTGTGGGTGCGTCGCAAGTACGAAGCCCTCGGCGTTGATCTGACGCGGTACAGCGGCAACGTCGCCGGCAAGTGGGGCTCGAGCAAGCCGCCATCCACGGTGCTGAACATCGGCCGCGAGCACCTTGTGCGGACAGCCACCAGGGCTCGCACGTTTGAGGAGGTGCGGGATCTCATCGCAAACGGCTACTGCATCAGCAGCTGCGGCAGCGAGGCGTTCTCAAACACCCGAGACTCTAACGGCGTGTCCCGTCGCTCGTCGGCAACGTGGCATCACGCCATGGCGTACCTCGGCGTCGATGACCGTGACGCCACCAAGAAGGCGTATGGCGAGCCGCTGGTGCTCGTGCAGAACTCGTGGGGCAAGTGGAACACCGGGCCGCGTGCCGTCATGGGCACGACGCTGGAGATCCCGCACGGCTCATTCTGGGCGAAGTGGTCTGACATCAGCGGACGCTACTGCATTGCCTTCTCTGGCGTGAATGGGTGGCCTGCCCAGCAACTGCCCAACTGGACGGGGGACGTACTGTGAGATTCATGATCGCATTCTTGCTGGTGCTGGTTGGCTGCGTGATGACGCTGCCCGCTGATGACTCCACGCTGACGGCTGAGCTCGCGTCAGAGACAGCACGAGCCATGGTGCAGATGCGGGCCACGCCGGCACCGACTCCTGAGCCTGCCGGCGACAAGTGCGAGAACTGCAACGGAACCGGCAAGGTTGGTGACGGGCGAGTGTTCGTGAAATGCCCAGAGTGCGACGGCACTGGAAAGCGCAAGAAATGACCCGCGACCAACTGATCGCCGCCGTCTGGGACGAGCTGCCCAAGAGTCGCTACCTGCTCGGCCGTCGCCGTGTGGATCGGCTCACGGCCCGCTGCATCAAGAAGTGGCCCGTGCCCGTGCTGTACCAGTGCGACGCACAGCAGACGGTTGTTGTCGGCGAGCACCTGGCCAAGAGCATCGAACGCCAAGAGCGTGCCGAGTACGGAATGGGATTCTTCGCCTCTATCATCCTGGCCGCAATCGTCAGCGAGATCATCAAGATTCTCATCCGACGCTGGCTGGAGAATCGCACCGAGATGCTGGAGGCGATGCTGTGACGGATGCTGCCAAGGACACGCTCTACACGGTTCTCGAGCGATGGGGATTCCCGACGCTCGTTGCCATTGCTGTTGGCTGGGTGCTGCGGCATGACGTTCTGCTGCCGCTCGTCGAAGAGCATCGCGTTTTCGTGCGAAGCCTGAGCGAGACGCAAAGCGAAATCAGTAAGGCCGTTACCGAGCAGACGAAACTGCTGTACGAGATGAGGCAGATGAGGGACCAACCATGAGCATGTCACCAAAACTGCTGAGGCCACGGCAGGCGGGCTTCAACCCTAAGAGCATCAGCGGGCTGGCCGCTTGGTATGACGCCAGCGTTGCGTCGAGCATCACGCTCAACGGCAGCACCGTATCGCAGTGGGCTGACCTCAGCGGCAACGGCCGCAATCAGTCTCAGGCAACCGCCGCGATTCAGCCCACCTACAACGCCACGGGGCTGAACGGCAAAGGCACGCTAACGACGACAGGCACGCAGTGGATGCAGGCCAGTGCGTTTGCTACTGCTGCGGGCGGTGCCTACACGGTGTTCGCGGTGCTGAAGTTTGATGTCACAACGGGCCAGCCTTACGCATGGCAGCGAGGCGTTGTGAACGGGGCGCATAGCCTGCTCGTTTCGACGGCCGACACTTGGGCAGCACGCCGCTCATCGGGAAACCAAGGCACCCGAGTGGGTGCCATAGCCCAAGGCCAGTTTTACATCGTCACTACGGTATTCCGGTCGAACCTCTCCCGCATCTATGTGGGCAGCACGGTGGGGACCGACAACACCGCGACGGTCACCGCGCCAACTGGCAACCAAGTGCTCACACTGTTCGCGTTGGACAGCGGAACGCGCAGCGGCCACCCTGGATTTGCGGAGTTTCTCTACTACAACGCAGAGCTCGACGATACGCAGCAGGCGGCCGTGCGTTCGTACTTGTCGAAGAAGTGGGGGCTGACGCTGTGAGCACACGCTACTTCCGGTCCACGCCTGAGATATACGACGTTGTCTGCGGGCAGCTGGATTCGTCATACGGATACCCCAACGAATCAACCAAGACGCAGCGAACACTGCCCCCGGCAAGCGATCTGCCGTCTGACGCTGAAGGCCGCGTGTATCTAGCCGTAGACGCTGCTTACTGCGACTTCATCCTGCCCTCAGCAATGCTGCCCCAACTCATTGGAAGCGGTGCAGTTGAGGAGCTGGACGAGTCCACGTATCTGCAAGAGTTTCCGCAGACGCCCGTACTATAAGCACACCTAGGAGACGAGCATGGCCGACAACATCATCAGCCGCAAGGCCCGCGACTTCGACATCACGCTGACCACGGCCACGGCATCCGCCACCACACTGGACATGCGTGACGTTGCTGGTGCCATCGTGCAGTTCGGCACCATGAGCACCAACGCCAGCACGCTCCAGATGTGGGTGGGCAACAGCCCCACCGGCACCTATGCACGCCTCTACAAGAGCGATGGCAGCGTTGCCGATCTGACGCTGAGCCCATCGAGCACGCTCGGTCGTGCCTACTCGTTGCCCGATGAAGTGTTCGGCGCTGAGTATCTGCGGATCGTGTCGGCTACCACGAACAGCACCGGCACTACCGGGTTCGTGATGTTCAAGTCTTGACCGCCCCCCCCCCTTATGCCGCAACGCATCCCAACCCACAGGCCGCTGCGGCTGCGATCGTCACGCCCGCAGCGAGACGAGAGCGGCAGGCCCAACGCGGCAGCCCGTGGGTACTGCGACAAGGCGCACCGAGCGTGGCGTCAGGCTGTGCTGGTGCGTGATGCCTGGCAATGCCTGGGCTGCGGCGTGGTGGCTCAATCAGCTCACGCTGACCACATCGTTCCCGTCAGCGAAGGTGGAGCTAGGTACGACGTAGCAAACGGACAGACGCTGTGCAGGTCGTGCCACGGACGGAAAACGCGACGCGAGCAGGCTTTGCGTCGCGCAGGAAGCCAGGTCGCCGTCGCGGCGCAGCCGTCGCCGGGGCGAGGCGTCGCCGTGGCGGCGACGGAGGGCGGGCAAAATCCCTCCGTCAAAGCAAAATAAAAACCCCGGTCGCCTGTGGCGTGTGCGCGGCCGCAAGTTTCCGCGAGGTTTTTGACGATGGGCAAGCGTGGTCCCAAGCCAAAGCCTGCTTCGGTACGCAAACTGCTGGGCAACCCAGGCAAACGGCCGATCAGGCCCGACCTTCCGGCCCCGCCAGGTGCGCCGCCGATTCCGGCTCGGCTAATGGTGGACCCGGTCGCCGTAGAGAAGTGGCACGAGTTCGTGCCCATCCTCTTGGGCATCGGCACGCTCACGACGGCCGATGGCGAAGCGTTAGCGACTTTGTGCGAGGTGCATAGTGCAGCACAAGCCTGCCTGCTTGAGTTCCGTGCCACTGGACCAGTGATGCACACTGACTTAGGTGGCGTGAAGCCCAACCCTGCAGGGCCGCTATATCGCGGATTAGTCAGCCTGCAGGCGTCGCTAATGGGCGAGTTTGGATTGACGCCAACGTCAAGGACGAGGCTAGGTGGCAAGGAAGAGAAACCCGCCGACGAAGTCGAAGACTTCTTCCGTCTCCACGGCGCGTGAACTGACGCCCGAAGGTCAGGCGAAGTACGAGCGTGTCGTGCACTTCTTTGAGAAGGTGCTGCGGCACAGCAAAGGGCAGAATGCCGGCAAGCCGTTCACGCTGCTGCCTTGGCAGCATCATGTGCTGCGGGAACTCTTCGGCCGGCTGAACCCAGACGGCACGCGGCAGCACAGAGTCGGCTATATCGAGCTGCCGAAGAAGCAGGGCAAGTCCACGACGCTGGCCGGCATCGCTCTTTACATGACGGCCTTCGACTCCGAGCCGGGGGCGGAAGTCTACGGGGCGGCCTGTGACCGTGAGCAGGCGGGCATCATCTACCGCGAGGCGGCGTCGATGGTGCGGGCGTCGCCTGCGTTGTCTCGGCACCTCGAGGTGATAGACAGCCGCAAGACCATCGTGCACAAAGCGAGCAACTCGTTCTACCGGGTGCTCTCGGCTGACGCGTTCCGTGCTGAGGGGCTCAACATTCATGCCCTGCTCTTCGACGAACTGCACGCCCAGCGTGACCGCCGCTTGTGGGATGCCTTGCGGTACGGCGGTGCGGCTCGCAGATCGCCACTCATCCTGTCCATCACCACGGCCGGCTTCGACCGCAAAAGCATCTGCTGGGAGCAGCACCAGTACGCCGAGCGGTGCACGGCCGACCCGACCACAGACCCGGCGTTCTTCGGCTGCATCTACGCCGCCCCGCCCGAGTGCGGTGCCGATGGGACGTGGAAGGAAGAAAGCGTCTGGCACCAAGCCAACCCCAGCCTGGGCGAGACGATCACGCTGGAGTCATTCAAGGCCGATGCCCGCGAGGCCGAGCAATCGCCTTCCAAGCTCAATGCCTTCTTGCGTTACAGGCTCAACGTCTGGACCACGCAGGACACGCGATGGCTGTCGCCTGACGCCTGGGCGAAGTGTGGCAAGCCGCTCGACTCCGACCTAGAGAAGCGGGAATGGTTTGCCGGGCTTGACCTCGCCAGCACCACCGACCTTTCGGCGTTCGTCATGGTGAGCCAGGCGAGCGACGGCACCTTCGACGTGCTTCCGTTCTTCTGGGTACCGGAGGCCAACGCCGCCGAGCGGACGCTGCGAGACAAAGTGGACTACGTCGGCTGGATACGCGACGGGCACATCCGTGCCACCGACGGCAACGTCACCGACTATGACGTGATCCGGCGAGACATCAACGAACTGGCGAAGAAATACAACATCCGGCAAGTGGGTATCGACAGATGGAACGCGACGCAACTATCCCTGCAACTGCAAGGCGATGGGATCGATGTGGAAGGATACGGGCAGGGCTACGCCAGCATGACGAGCCCCTGCCGCCAACTCGAGGCGCTCGTGTTGTCGGAGCGGATGCGGCATGGGAGCCATCCCGTGCTGAGTTGGATGGCCGCCAACTGTGCCCTGCAAACCGACCACCAAGACAACTGCAAACTCAGCAAAGCCAAGAGCACGGAACGCATTGACGGGATGGTGGCCATGGTTATGGCCCTCGGGATTCACGCGACGGCAACGGCTCCGCCACCAGAACAAAACTGGGACATCATCACGCTATGAGCGAAGTTCTCGCCGACCACCGCATGCTTGAGCTTCGCGGCATCGATTGGCCCGACGTGTCGAGCAGCCGCACGCCTTCCGGCATTCGCGTCACGGCCGACAACTCGATGGCGTGCTCGGCCTACACGGCCTGCATTCGCGTCATCTCCGATGCCGTCTCTTCGCTGCCGCTTCACGTCTTTGAGCGGATGGCCAACGGCGGCAAGGCGAAAGCCACTAGCCACCCGATTTACCGGCTGTTGCACATGCAGCCCAATCCGTGGCAGACGGCCCAAGAGTTCCGCGATTGGATGACCGGCATGTATCTCCACTACGGTGCGAGTTATGCCGAGATACGCCCAGGTGCTCGTGGTGCAGTCTCTGAGCTGTGGCCGCTGCACTCGAGCCGGATGACGCCCGAGCGGCTTGAGAACGGCAGCGTGCGGTACAAGTACCGCGAGCCAAGCGGACGCGAGACGATCTACAGCCAGGAGCAGATTTTCTGCCTGCGATTCACGACCGAGGATGGCGTGACGCCGGTGCCGACGTACAGGATTTTTCAAAACGCCATCGGGCTGGCTCAAGCGCTAGAGGCTCATGGCAGCACGTATTTCGGCAACGGCGCCCGGCCCGGCATCGTGCTGGAGAGCGACAACCCGATCCCGGTGGAAGCGGCAGAGCGTCTGCGGGAGCAGTGGGAGCGGATGCACCGGGGCAGCGATCGTGCCTTCCGCACTGCCGTCTTGCCTAATGGTGTGAAGGCCCATGAGCTCAGCGGCAGCAACGAGGCCGCCCAGTTTCTGGAAACGCGGCAGTACCAAGTCATTGAGATTTGCCGGGCGTTCCGTGTGCCGCCGCACATGATCCAAAGCCTTGAGCGTTCGACGTTCAACAACATCGAAGTGCAAGGCACGGAGTTCGTGCAGCATTGCCTCATGCCGCACCTGAAGCGATGGGAGGCCGCCATCTCGCGGGATCTCATCGTTGATGACGAGCGGTACTTCGCTGAGCACAGCGTGACCGGGCTGCTGCGTGGCGACCACGCGAGCCGTGCTGCCTATTTCGTCTCGGCCCTGCAGAACGGCTGGATGAGCGTGAACGAAATCCGCGAGCTTGAGAACCTCAACCCGATCGGGCCGGAAGGTGACAAGCACTTTGTTCAGTTGAACATGACCACGCTCGACAAGGCAGGCGAGCCGGCTGCACCTGAGCCGACGCCAGAGCCGCCAGCAGTGGAAGACGAAGACAGCCCAGAGGATGACGCCGAAGACCAGGCCGAGCAGGAGGAAACGCCAGATGGAACTTGAGCGACGCTGCCTCGCGTTTGAGGAGTGCCCCGAAGCCGAACTGACGATTGAGACTCGTGCCAACGGCACGCAGGTGCTGACGGGATACGCAGCCGTCTACAACCGCTTCAGCCTGCCGCTGCGTGAAGGCGGCTCGCAGTTTCGCGAGATCATCTTGCCCGGTGCGTTCGACAAGATCCTAAACCGTCAGCGTGGCAAGAGCGACGTTGTGGCACTGCTGAACCACGACGCCAATCTGATTCTCGGCCGCACGTCGAGCGGGACGCTGGAGCTTTCCAGCGACGATAAGGGGCTGCGATACACGGTGACGCCGCCCGATACGCAGGTGGGGCGTGACACGCTGGAGCTCGTGCGTCGGCGTGACTTGCGTGGAAGTTCTTTCGCTTTCGGGCTTTCCGGCCCAAACGCCGAGCGGTGGACGAGCGACGAGCAAGGTGCCGTGCGTGAGATCCGCGAGGTGTCGCTGCTGGCAGACGTGAGCGTTGTTCTGACGCCCGCCTACCCAGCAAGCAGCGTGACGGTGGCCCAGCGTTCGTACGCAGCGTGGCTGGCATCGCAAGAGACTCCCGAGCCAGCAGGCCAGGCGGTTGATTCGCGTTCGGCTCTGCGGGGTGTCGCCGCCGCCTGGTCTGCTCTTCTGAGGCTCAAGCGTGTCTGAACCACGCTGCACGTGCGGCGAGAAGCTGCGAACCCGCAGCAGTCGCCAATGCGGCGACGAGCGGCAGCGGTATTTGCGTTGCCCACGGTGCGGGCAGCGTGCTGTTGCGTTTGTGAAAACAACACTTTCCGCGCTGCGGTACTGCAAGGTTCCACGCCCGTAGTGGCAAGTTGAACTCCATCGGCAATACCGCCGGCGGAGATCACACACAGTGGACAACCTTAAGAAGCTGCAGGACGAGGCCGTTGCTCTCGCCAACCGGATCGACGCCGTGCGGGCGATCGAGAGCACCGACGCCGACAAGATCGCCGAGCGCGACCTTGAGCTCGAGACGCTCAACAGCGACGCCGCGAAGCTCGCCAAGAAGATCGACTTCGAGAAGTCGGTGGCCGACGCTTCCAAGAATCTCCGCTCCGTGGTGGACCGCTGCACCCCGGCTCCCGAGGTGCGTGCCGAGGAGCCCAAGGTGCGGATCTCGTCCGTGCCCTACGCGGGCAAGCTGCGTGCGTTCAGGTCGGAAGAGGACGCCTACAAAACCGGCATGTGGTTCAAGGCCAAGGGCGGCGACGTTGAGGCGAAGCGGTGGTGCCAGGATCACGGCGTCGAGAGCCGTGCCCAGGGCTCGACCGGCTCGACCACCGGCTCGGCCTTCGTGCCCGACGTTCTTGAGTCCACCGTGCTGCGGCTCGTCAACGACTATTCGGCGTTCGCCGCCAACGCGATGAACGTCAACATGGCGTCTGACTACGTGCTGTTCCCGAAGCGGACGGCCGGTGCCACGGCGTACTGGATCTCGGAAAACACCGCCATCACGGCGAGCGATCCGACCAGCACGCAGGTCAGCCTGACTGCGAAGAAGGTGACCGGGGCGGTGACGATTGCGAACGAGCTCCTGCGTGACTCGATCGTGAGCATCGCCGATTGGCTGGCCGCTGAGCTCTCGCTGACGCTGTCCACCGCCATTGAAACGGCGGCGTGGAACGGCAACCCGAGCAATGCCCCGGCTGTTGCCGGCATCGCCACGGGCTACACGGGCGGGCTCTACGCTTCGTCTGGTGCCACCTACGCGGCGTCGCTCGTGACGGCTGCCGGTGACACTCCCGACGAGGTGACCAAGGCCAACCTGCTGAAGATGATGGCTACCTTGCCCCAGCATTCGCAGGCGGGTGCCAAGTGGTTTGTTTCGCCGTTCTTCTTCGCCACCTGCATGCAGAACCTCGATCTTGCCCAGGGCGGATCGGTGGGCCTGTCGCAGGGGATGGGGCTGACGTTCCTCGGCAAGCCGGTGGTGCTCACCGACCAGCTGCCGGCTGGCTCGGACTCGACCGGCGTGGTGATGGCCCTCTACGGCGATCTGATGAACTCGTCGATCTACGGTGTCCGCCAGGGCATCGAGATTGCTTCGAGCGATCAGGTGAACTTCCTGAGCGACCAGAGCGTGATTCGTGCGGTGGCTCGAGTTGCCATCTCGCACCACACGCTCGGCAGCGACACTGTCGCTGGCCCGGTCATCGGCCTCGTGGGTGCGTGAGCGGCTTGACACCTGTGCAACGCTAGGCGGGCGGCTCCAACCGGGGCCGCCCGCTCTCGTTTGCAGGGGCACCATGCTAGTCAAAGTCGGTGGCACCGAAGTAGAGATCCGAGTCGAGGCCGTGCTGAGCATGCCTAGGCTCTCGTTCACGGCAAACCACTTTGCGTGGGCTCAAGCACTCATGCCCTTGGGCATTCGCCCCACAATGGGCACTGGTGCGTTCTGGGACCAAGTAAACACGCGAGTCATGGAACAGTTCATTGACTCGGCCGAATATCTACTCTGCATCGACTACGACACGTTCTTTACGCGGCAGGATATTGAGACGCTGTTTGCCATGGCGATGACGTTTCAATGTGACGCCATCACGGGGCTGCAAACCAAGCGAGAAGACGGCCGCCCAATGCTGACGCTCAAGGGCACGCTGGACTCGCCACCGGAGGAAGGGCACACGCAGCTGCCGGCGTCGTGGTTTGCCGAGCCCGTGCAGGAGGTGGACACGGCACACTTCGGCTGCACCGTGATCAGCACGGCCGCACTCAAGCGAACCAAAAAGCCATGGTTTTGGAGCAAGCCAGATCCCGATGGCTCGTGGAACGACGGCCGGATTGATCCGGATATCTGGTGGTGGAAGAACTGGCGCGAGAGCGGCAACCGTGTCTTTATCTCACCCCGCGTCGTGCTGGGTCATGGCGAGTACGTCGTGACGTGGCCCGGCAAGAACCTCGGAACGCCTGTGTTTCAATGGGCGACGGAGTTCACGACAACCCACAAACGCCCCGAAACTGCATGGAGTGTCGGCTGATGGCGAAACTGAAGTTCACCCGAGCGTGGCGTGGCTATTGCAAGGGGCAGACGGCAGACGTGCCCGGCGGGCTCGCTCAGCAGCTGATCGCTCAGCGTGTCGCGGTCGAGGACAACCAGCAGTCGCTGATTGAAACGGCCGCCATCGAGCACGCCACAGAGACGGCCGACGCCACGCCACGAAAACGAGGACGCCGTGCAGTACCTAAGCCTGACTCGCCAGACGCCGCCGGCCGTTGAGCCTGTCACCGTCGCAGAGGCCAAGGCTCACCTGCGGGTGGATACGAGCGACGACGATACCTACATTGGCACGCTCGTCACTGCGGCGCGTGAATGGGTTGAGTCCTACCTAGATCGCACGCTCGTGAATACGCAGTGGCGTCTGCGGCTCCATCGGTTTCCCACGGACAGCCAATACCCGATTGATTTGCCACGCCCGCCCGTCGTGTCGAGCGGCACTGCCACGGCGGTGACGATCACCTACACCGCCGAGACGGGCGGCACTGCCACGCTCTCGACGGCAGAGTACCGGGTGCAGCGGTTTGAGACGCCGGGCCGTGTAACGACTGTCTACGGCGGCACCTGGCCGGCGAGCATGGAGGACAACGACGCCGTCGTAGTGACGTGGTGGGCCGGGTACGGGGCCAGCGGCTCAAGTGTCCCCGCCGCAACAAAGCACGCCATCTTGATGCTTGTTGGACACTGGTACGACGGTGCCCGGCAGGCCACTGTGACAACTGGAGCAGTGCCGCAAGAAGTGCCGTTTGGCGTCAAGTCGCTCTTGGACTCTCAACGCTGGGGATCGTACCAATGAGCATCGACGGCCGCATCAATGTTGACGTGCTGTTTCACGACAAGGACGGCACCGCATCGCTCAAGGTGGTGAGCCTGCAGGATTCTGAGGCCTATACAACTGGCGAAGTCGCCGTCATGTCAGGCACATGCAGCACCACTGGCGTGACGCTGTCATTTGGGCCAACCACATACCGCGACGCCTCTGGCCAGCTCGTGAGTGTGCAGCCAAGCATCGGCCGCGTGGCATTCCTCGCCACCGGCAACGGCGGAGTTCTGACGCAGGCCAACGGATCTCTGTACCTCTCATCCGCAAACGACGCCTGCGTCAGCAACATTGACGAACAGGAGTCTGTTGCTGTTTTTGCAGTCAACGGCACGACTCGCTACACGGTTGTCGTGTGGAGTCAATCGTGATGGACGCCGGCCGCCTCCGCGAGCGAGTAACGGTGCAGCAGGCTGCGGAGACTCGCAACGCCCTCGGCGAAACCGTGCTTTCGTGGAGCACGTTTGCCACGCGATCGGCCAGCGTCGAAGGCGTTTCTGCTCGTGAGGCACTCGCTGCTGGGCAGCAAGACGTGACGATCACGCATCGCGTACGGATGCGTTACCTGAGCGGTATGACGCAAAACATGCGAATCGTATGGCGATCTCGCACGCTCAACATCATCAGTTTGCTTGAGTACGACAATCGAACTGAGCACGTCGCCATCTGCGAAGAGGCGGTTTAATGTCGGGCGGCATTGATATCAAAGTTGAGTTTCCGGAAATGAAGCAGCTGCGGGACGCGTTCCGCAGTTTCCGCCCGAGCCTCGCAAGAAAGCACATGGGCGCGGCTATTCGTCGCAGCCTTGCACCAGGGCTAACGGCACTTAAAAGCAACGTCACTCGCGGCCCAACAGGGAACCTGTATCGCGGAATCACCAGCAAGGTGAAGACTTATAAGAGCGGGAACGCCGTAGGGCTTGTGGGTTTTGTGGCTGCGGGCAGCGGTCGCTCCGCATCGGCCGGCGGCGGATCTGTGCGCCGGGGCAAGGACCGTGCTTTTCATGCCGGATTCGTTGAGTTCGGCACGAAAGAGCGATTCATCAAAACGTCTTCCATTCGCAGCGGTGCGTCAGTTGCGTCGAGCTTTAAGACACTCGGCGCGTTCAAGATTGCTCGAGTTGCTCGACGCGGAAAGTTTGCTGGCGTAGTCAGGGTGAACACTTCCCCTAAGTACCCAAAAGCGTTTTTCAAAAAGGCTTCTGCGGGGGAGCGGCTCAGCCTCAGGGAAATGCCTGTTGGCGGCAAAAAGGGGCAGCCACCCGTAAGGACGGCCTACCGTGAGTCGTTAGGCACGATGCGATCAGCGCTGCAGGTTGAAATGACAAAGTCTCTGATTGCTGCGCAGAAGGACTTGGCTTCCAAGTTCCCCGTCAAGCCAAGAGGGTGATTTGATGCTTCGATCGCCTGAGTCAGTGCTGAGCAACGCTCTTGCCACAGCCCCGGCTGTCGCCATCCTCGTCGGCACTCGTGTCTATCCCTTGCTCGCGCCAGCTTCGGCCGCCCTGCCGTTTATTACGTGGCGTCGCGTTGGCATTGAGCGTGAGCAAACGCTCGGGCAGCCGTCCGGAATGCCACGAGTGAGCGTGGAATGCGTTATGTACGGCACGACGTATCAAGAGGCCAGAAGTCTCGCCGACGCGGTGCGGGCTGTTCTGGATGGATACGGGGGGTTTTTCGACAATACAACGGTACGGCAGACGGCTCTGCAGGACGAGTCGGATGACTTTGTCACGCTGGCCGGAACTGATCTACCGCCCGTGTATCAGATCACGCAGCGATACGACGTAATGTGGAGCGAGGAATAGCAAAATGCCCATCACGCCCCATGACTCCAGCGGCACGACATTCTCTTTTGCAGGCACGACCTACACTGTCACGTCGATCACGTACAGCATCACCGACAATGCAACAACCGATCAGATCGACGTTTCGCACCTTGGCCAAACTGCTGGGCAGACCGTGCTGACGTTGGCTCGGCCTCTCAAGGGATCTGCCGGCGACACTGGCAAGGAAGTCACGATTGAGTATCTCGCCACGTCTGGCGGCCCGATCGCCCAGGGCGCAAACGGCACGCTTTCGATTGCCGGCGGCGTCTCGCTGAACGTCGGCGCAACGTGCAAGAGCTCAAGCATCACGCTTACGGTAAATGACGCCGTGCGTGGTTCAGCCGCATTCCAGGTGCCTTAATCGCCACAGGAGACATCCGTGGCGACGTACAGCCAAGGCGTATCAGTGTCATGGGGCGGCACGCCCTTCACTGAGGTTGTCGGGCTCGATTGGCAGGTCGGCGGCGGCCCGCCTAAAGGTCGGCTCACCAAGTGGACTGATGAGGTTGGCTCAGTCAGCGTCACCACGCTGGGGACAGCCAATACCAGTTCCGATGAGTACGGCAATCGCAAACAGCTGACCATATCTGGTGGCGGCCAAGACTTGACCTCCTATGCAGTATGGGAGTCGTTGAGCGTTGCGAACGAAGTGAACGGCGTGGCTCGTTTCACCGTGACGTTCAAGCTATTGGATGCCTAGACCATGGGACTACGCGAGCAGATCAAATCGGCCAGCGTGCGAAAGCCTCTCAAGGTGCACGTGCGTGAGTGGAACATAGATGTTTTCGTCCGCGTGTTGAGTGTCGGCGAGCGTGATGATTGGGAGCTAGCGTGGATCGACATTCGCAGCAAAGGCGTCGAGAAGTTTAAGAACTTCCGAGCGTTCTACTTGGTGCGCACCTTGTGCGACGAGCATGGCGTGCGAATCTGGCAAGACAACGAGATCAACGAAGTTGCGTCGCTAGATGGTGCAGTGATGGGAGAACTGTTTGACGTGGCACAGAGGCACAACAAACTCACGGAGGCGGACGTAGTCGAACTCGCCGGCGAGCTTTAACGCGAGGCCGTCGCGTCGATTTCTCTTCATGCTAGCAAGTCATCTGCGGATGACTGTTGGGCAGATTGAGCGAGAGATGGACAGCCGCGAGCTGAGTGAGTGGCTGGCCTATGCACGGTATTTTCAGCCGCTTGATAGCTCGTGGGCACAGACAGGACTTCTAGCCAGCGTGGTTTTGGCTCCTCACACACGACGTGGTCAATCGCCGTCCCCAGCAGACTTCATCCCATTGGAAAAGCCGCCGCAGCACCGCACGCAAATGCTCGACGTACTGCAGCAAATGAAACGGGACTTGGACGGCAAATGATATGAGCACCGCACTCGGCCTGGCAATGCAGATTACGGCGAATACTGCCCAGCTGGCGCAGGCTGTCGCTGACGTAAACAGCCGGCTTGACTCCATGGCCGCCGCTGGCCAAAAGGCTGCCGATGATCTCGGCACGCTCAAGAACCTAAAGATTGGCGAGCTTGCGGTTGGCGGTTTGCAGGCTGCCACCACTGCCTTCATCAATCTGAGCGGCGCAGTGACAGGAGCAGTCACGAGCGTTGCGTCATTTGCGTTAAGCGTAGGCCAAGAACTGGATGCGCTCAACGACGTGGCGAACCGTACTGGCGTCGGGGTTGAGGCGTTGCAGGCATACGCTCGAGCAGCAGCCGACACCGGCATTAGCGTTGAGGGCTTTGCCAAACAGATACAGACGCTCACCCTCAACATTGGAAAAGCGACGCTAGACGAAAAAGCGCAAAAGAAGTTTGAGGAGCTCGGCATTGTGTTCTCGGAGCTGAAGGAGCAGACGCCAGAGCAGCAGTTTGAACAAATCGTGGATGCGATTTCCCGCATTGCAGATCCTGCCGAGCGTGCGGCCACTGCTGTTAAGTTCTTCGGCAAAGGCGGCATTCAACTCGGCGAACTCTTCACGCTTGGGCCAGGTGCCTTAGAGAAAATGCGTGAAGAGGCTATTGCCCTCGGGCAGGTTGTCAGTGCCGACGCCGTCAAGGCAATCGACAACATGAACGACGCCTTCGGCAAGGTCTACGCGACGATCAAGGGCATTGCAGGGGCAATCCTTGGCGAGTTAGCAGGGCCAATAGCAACTATCGCCGAGGAGCTTCTTGGCGTCATTAAACAGGCTGGCCCGCAGCAGATCGCTCAGCAGGTGGCGTCTGGCCTGCTGGATTTCATCAAGCTGGCCGGCAACGCCTTTTTTAAGCTCGCTCAGTTTATTGAGGCTTTCGTAAACAAGTTTGCTCCAATCCTCGGTATTGATATTCGCTCTGAGGCTGAGAAAGAGTTGGAGACTCTGCGCGAGCAGCAGGCACGAGCATCTGCGGGAGCGGCAGGAGGCGGCATGGGCGGCGTTGTGCCTCAGTCGCTGCGTGGCGCGGAACTGACGCCCGAGCAACTTGCAAGAATCCGCGAGCTTGAGACGCAGATTGCAGCAGAAGCCGCCGGCAGCGTGCTGAACAAGTTTCAAGCGAACTTCAACGCGGCCATCGACACAGCGTCAGACAGCCTGCGGCAGCGAATGGAAGCGCAAGCCGCGTCGGCAGAGCCAAACAAGGCCCAGAAGGAGCAGCTGGAGGTCTTGCGTCAGATCAAGCGGAATGGCGAAGTCGGCGTCGTGGAGTTTCTGTAGCCATGGCTGTCATCCAATGGAACGAGGTTTTGCCAAGGACTTTCTCGCAGCGGTTTGGCGAGTCGCCAACTGCGGAGACGAAAGTTGTTGTCACTGTTGACGAGCCGACCAGCACGCAAGAAGTAATCAATGCGGTGGGCGTCCGCATCGGGGACTCTCATCCTGAGTATTCATTTCTGCGCATGCTTGACGCATCACTCAGCGAAGTGGATCGTTACCACGTTGAGATAACTTTTCGATACGAGCTGCCCAAGCCGATGGGCGGAAGCGGTGAAGATTACGAGCCCAACCCCCTCGCCCGCCCAGACGTGTGGACGTTCTCGATTGGTGGCGCACAAGTTCCGGCTCTCGTGTATTTCGACGGCTCCGGAAACAGCACCCGCAAGCCACTGCAGAACTCCGCCAAGGATTATTTCGAGGGGCTAACGGTAAATGAGGCTGAAGTTCGTGCCAGCATCTCAGGCAATAGGGGGCAGTTTCCTCTTGGTTTGGCTGCGGCAGTAACCAATACAGTAAACTCCTCGGCTTATTTGGGAGGTGTCGCACATACTTGGTTCTGCACTGGGATTAGTGGCCAGCAGGCAAGCGAGGTAGTCAACGACGCTGAGGTGCGTTATTGGCAAGTTAGTGCCGAGCTCATCTACAGACAGAGCGGGCACAACCTTCTGTTGCCTAATGTTGGATTCAACTTTCTTGATTCTGGAGTCAAAAAGCGTGCGTACGTGAAAGATCCGGATAGCGGCGAAAAAGTGCCGTGCACCACTCCTGTTCCGCTAACGTCTTCCGGGGGAATCAAGGGCGACAACGCCGAGCCGGACATACTCGTTCGACGTGTCTACCCAGAAACAGATTTCTCCAACTTCTTCGGCACTCCGCCGTTCTAAGCCATGTCGCAGCCAACGCGAAACATCTTCATCACTGCAGCCACCAGCAAACAGGTAACATTGACGCTGTGCACGGCAAATACTGCCACGCTCAGTCTGACGGCGTACCCTGTGTTTTCTGCCGCTACGTCTGACGGCACCACCTTTTATTCCGCCGATCGGCCCCTTCGTTGGTTTACGCCTAGCACTGGCGTTTTTACTGCAGCGACGTTGGCCGCGACCGCAAACACAGCCGGCGACGGGCACACTGCCACGCTGACCTTTGGCCAAGGGTTTGCGGCGACTTCGGTGGAGCACGTCGCTGGGGCAACGCCGCGACGATACAGGTACGTCGTTCATCTGTCATCGCACACGCCCGCAACGGCCTACTCGTCTTCCGTCACTTCGAGCACGGCGGTGCTATTGAGCGGCACGATCAATATGGCTATCGCAGCCACGACGCCTACTCCGGCGCTCAGCATCTGCGACGTGCAGGTAATCTAGCTATGGCGCAACGACAAAGTGGCAAAGCATCGTCGACTGACCGAGTGACTTTTACCAAGTCAACTGCTGAGCGAATAGCAAAGGCTGTGCGTACTTTTGAGCGAGGTGACCGCTCGTCTTCTAAGTTGAGTTTTGAGCGAGTCTCAGTGGCTTCTGGTGCCGTATTTAGGACTGGGACATTTACTGGCGTTTGGCAAATCGGGCAAACTGCGGCCGTAACGCTTAGGAGCACGGGCAGCACTGCGGCGGCCATGAATCTTTTCGCTGGCGTAACCGCGCAGACATCAAAAAACTGCGCAATCGCCAAAGATGGCACTGCATGGTTTCTGATCGCTTCGGAGTGTTAGCCCCCATGCTGCTTCCTTGTAGTCCATGCTGCCCTGGCGTATGTTGCTGCGGAGAACAGAAAACGGTTACGGTTGCCAATGCGTCAACTAATAACGCTTGGTGCCCTGTTTTGTATGACAGGCCGCCGACACGCAACCTTTCGTCAAGCGAAACGCTTCTTGGCAACTGGTGCAGAGTAGGAGTGGATGTTGTAGGAGACGCACCATGGGGTTCGGACGTTACCGTTGTAAAGGTTGATTTCCTTTATCCTGCGTGCAAAGATGGCGTCGAAAAACAAGACACAGTGAGGCTTCAAGTTGTAGAGGGCTTCGCATCATGGAGCGCAGTGTACGAAAAGGAGCTTAATGGGTGCCCTTCGTGCGACGATCAAGTAGAATACGTGTTTGGCCCTGGCGATGTGATCTCGGGCGATGGCACGTTTTGCGGTGGAAACGTAACGTGGACTGTTAAGGTCAAGGGGCCGTGCAATCCACTGCCATGATTAAATGCCGTCTATTACATTTAGCAGATCGCTGCCGCGAGCGTGGATACACGCTTGAAGAGGTGCGTGCGTGCATCGTCAGCGAGGACGGCGACACGATCACCGTGGACGAGACGCACCCGGCGTACCCGCGAGCGAAGCCCGGCCTAGGCGACATGGTCAAGGCTGGGCTGTCTGCGATTGGCATTACCGAGGAGCGTGTCAGTAAGGCCATTGGCCGCCCGTGTGGTTGCTCAAAGCGGGCTGAGTCGCTAAACGCACTAGGCCGCAAGATCGGCATCGGTTGACGCCCGTGCCATAGTCGGGCGAAAGGAGTCTGCCCGTGGCCGAGGATCACGTCTTTACGCTCAACGGTGACGAGCGGTGGCTGATCCGTTTCACGGATCTCAAGGGCCAAGCGTACGGCTACACGTTTAGCCAGAAGGCGAAGCGGCCACGCATCTTGATCCACGACGCGCTCAAGGGGCGGCACAAGCTCACCATCATCGTGCACGAACTGATCCACGCCTTGTTCCCAACCGCCAGCGAGGAGCACACGGAGCAGGCGGGCAAAGACATTGCCAAGGTGCTCTACAGCCTCGGATACCGGGAGGTGCAGGATGGCGGGAGCTGACGCAATCACTGAGATGGCCCGTCGGCTGTGCAGGCTGCACCCGGACGCACCTGCACGCACGCTGGCTCGCCGCCTGGTGCGAGAGTGCAACAACGCCATCACTTTGAAGCAGGCCAACCTGCGGATCTCTCGGCAGTTCGGCGTGCAGGGAAAGCACTCACGAAAGAACGTTCGGGCCGTCGCACCACGTGCCGGCCGTAAGGCTGGCGAAGTGATCTCAATGCCTAAGAGCATGGCCGAATCGTGGACGCCGCACGTCATGAAGGTGCTGGGGCCGGTAGGCATCATCTCCGACGTGCACGTTCCGTATCACTCTGAGATCGCCGTGGCCGCTGCCATCGGGTTTCTCAAGGAGCAGAACCTATCGGCTCTGCTGCTCAACGGAGACATCGCAGACTTCTATGCAATCAGTCGCTACATGAAGGATCCGACGCAGCGAGACTTCAAGGGCGAGCTTGAGGCGGTGCGTTCGTTCATTGCCTACGTGCGGCAAGAGTTTCCCGACATCCCAATCGCTTACAAGCTCGGCAACCACGAAGAGCGTTGGACGCACTGGCTGTGGCAGCACGCCGCTGAGATCAGCGACGATCCACGCATGAGCCTTGGGGCGTGGCTGGATCTAGACAAGCACGACGTGACGCTCGTTGAAGACCAGCGGCCCATCATGCTTGGGCAGTTGCCCGTGTTCCACGGCCACGAGTTGCCGCGTGGCATGGCTGCCCCGGTGAACGTCGCTCGTGGCGTGTGGATGCGAATGAAGGGCACGGGCCTCGTCGGTCACCATCACCGCACAAGCAATCACGCCGAGAGCGATTGGCGGCACCGTGAAACTGCCAACTGGTCTGTCGGCTGTCTCTGCGATCTGACGCCTGAGTATTCGCGGGTAAATGCTTGGAACTGGGGATTCGCCGTGTGCACCGTTCACGAGCGTGGGGCGTTCGACGTGCACAACTACCGAGTCATGGGCGACGGCACGGTGCGATCGGCATGAGAAAACAAACACCAGGCAGCGACGCCGCGATTGAGGCCGGCTGCACTTGCCCTGCGTTGGACAATAACCACGGACGCGGGTTTTTCTGGGGCACCGCTCCGCTGTTTTGGATTAGCGAAACCTGCCCACTGCACGCCACACGAAAGGACGCCGATGAGCCCATCGATCGCAGAGGCCAACGAAACGCTACGAAACGCAGTCGAGGCACGCCGCGAGGCCCAGGCCGCCGGCAAGCCGCACGAGGCGTGGTACGTGTCACCAAGTGAAACAGATTCGTTTCAACCTGTTACAAAACCTCTGCCCGAGCGACATGAGGCAGAGGTTTCGTATCAGCAGGACATTCACGAGCACCACCTGCACCGGGCTGGCCTGACGCAAGACGAGCTTGATGAGGCCATTGAGCGGTTGCGTGGTGACGGGCTGCGGCAGACTGACGTGCACCAGACATCTCAGGCGTTCTTCGATCTATGCGACGGACTCAAGGAAATGCATCGCAAAAAAAGCCGCGACTACGGATGCCCGAGCGGCACGGACCCGCTGGCCAATATTCGTAACGGTGCCAAGTTCGTTGGCATCCCGGCCTGGCGTGCTGCGATGGTGCGGCTGAGCGACAAGGTAACGAGGCTGGCCACGTTCAACGCCACCGGGCATCTGCACAACGAGGGAGTGATCGACACGCTCGAGGACTTGGCGAGCTACTCGCTCTTGGCACTGCTGCTGTACCGGGAAGAGAACGATGGCTGAGCCGCTCACCGACGCCTACCTGCTTGAGTGCGAGATGCGTGCCCGCAAGTTCAGCGGTGCGTACACCGGCACCTCTGGCACGCTGGCAGCGGACGTGCTGCGGTTGCTCAAGGAGCTCAGCCGGATCAAGGGCGAGGCCGCCGTTGAGCGAGCCAGACGAGTAGATGCGTGAGCCGGGCGGCGGGTTGAGGCGGCGGGTACTCCTTTCCCCGACGCCTCCCCGCTTGCTCGGCTACCTCGGCTTCCCAGGCCCGTTAAGGTCCAGCGGCGGAAGTGCCGCCGTGCTGTCGCTGTCGTTCGGGCAGATCACCGGATCGACGTAGACACGCTGCAGGTTGGGGTCGCTGTGATCCAGCAGCTGAGTGGCAGCAGCCCGCCCGCCGGCCAGGGCGGCGTAACTCGCGGCCGTCCTGCGGAGCCCGTGGAATCCCCGGTATTTCACCCCGGCTGACTTGCACAGCAGTTTGAGGCTCGTCCACTGGCTGCGACTGCGGCGGTCCCACGGCCATACCAACTGGTGATCCTCGCGCCGGTGCTGGGCCAGCATCGCCGCCAAGTCCGGCGTGATCTGCCGCTCAATGTCCCTGGTTGAGCCCTTACGGGTCTCCCCGCGAAAGATGACCCGACGCCCGGCTAGGTCAACATCGCCCCACCTGAGCGACGTGGTGGCCTCATACCGCTCTCCGGTGCAGTAGATCGCGTAGATGAGCGTGCCCCACCACCAGGCGGCAGGCAGGCCGTCGATATAGCCGTTTCGGTGCCGAGCCTGCCGCACCAGGGCGGCGACATCCTCGGCCGTGTAGGCCCGGCCCGTGGGCAGACGCTTGGGCACCTTGATCGTGGGCAGTTCGGGGAACTCAACGGCCAGACGTTTCCTGGCTGCATACGTCCACACGGCCGCAAGCATGACCCGGTCTTTGCGGACGCTCGCCGGGCTCGGCAACCGGCCACGCCAGCCGGGCGTCTCGGCTCGCCACCGTAGGTAGCGGGCAATCACCAGATCGTCGAGATCCCGCACCGTGGGCTCGTGGCCGAGGAATCGTTCCAGGCGATCCACGAGCATCCCGTACAGCGACACCGTCTTCCCTTTGAGCCCCCGCAGCAGGGCGTAACGCTCCACCAGTTCCTTCAAAGTCATGGCCATGGCTGATGATCCCCGGCACGTGAACGGCTGTCCATGCCCAGTGACTACTATACAACCCCTCGACTCCCCTCGCCTCCACTAGAGTTCTCGTACACCACTGTACGCCGCCGGGGCTCCCTTGACCAAATGCGTCAAGGACGGCGGCGGCAGTGGGGTGCGGGA